CGTTGGCCTGTAAATAAGTCTCAATAGACGTTATCGGCCCCCACCAGACAACCACGTTGGCAGCATGCAACGTCACGCCATGCGCCGCAGCCTGTGGCTGGATCACAAGTACGCGGGGGTCTGGGTTCTCTTGAAACTTCTTGAAGATCTCCGTGCGCCTACTGGCGGGTACTGCGCCGTTGATAATCTCGCAGGTGATCTTGTTGTTTTTTAGTTCTTCCGCAATTATCTCAATGGCGTGCCGGAAGGGGGCAAATATGATCACCTTTTGACTGGCTTCCTCAATGACCTCCATGAGTGCAGCCATGCGGTTCTTGGCATCGAACGCAATGATCTCTCCACTATCCGAGTAGACCGCGCCACATGAAAGTTGTAACAGTTTGTTTAGACTAGCCGCTGCGTTCACGGCGGTAATCTCCTCCCCCGCAGCAATCGTAAGCATCTGTTTACGAATCTCTTCGTAGTACGTTTTCTGCTGGGTAGTCAACGGCACATCGCGCATGACGTACGTCATCTCAGGCAAATCCAAGCATTCGTCTTTGGTAAAACGTATTGCTGGTTGTAGCGCGTTGTGTACAGTTTGTTGTGCCGAAGGCTTAGGCACCCAGCGGAACTGCGATACTTTGAACAACACCTGATCACGAAACGACCCAAAAAATTTTGGTACCCCATTTGGGTTGACGATCTTGGCTAGCCCGTAGGCATCTGTCGGAGTCTGCGCTGCAGGGGTGCCCGTCATCATCCATATCCATGTTGTAGGATTAATGATGTAGTTCAGTACCTTCCAGCGTTTCGTGCTGACGTTTTTGTAGGCGTTCGCCTCGTCGATGATTATCAAATCAAAGCCGCCCTTTGCGACAGCATCTTTCACGATGTCAAGACCGTCGTAGTTACAGATCACGAACTCGGCATCGCTTTCAACCGCCTTGATGCGCTTCTCCTTGGAGTAACTGTGCGCAATCGCACACGTCCGGTGGGTTGCAAACTTGAATAGATCCGTCTCCCATGCCGACTGCATGATGGACAGTGGGCATAGCACCAATACTCTTCGGATAAGCCCTTGTTCAAGCAGGTAATCCGCAGCCCAGATAGCCGATGCAGTCTTACCAGTACCTTGCTCGTTGAAGCAAAACGCCCGTCGGTGCAGAGTTAAGAACGACGCCGTGTCGTACTGGTGCTTGAACGGCTTTTGCAAACCGGGCCATGCGTAATCTCGCATAATCGGGGACGGTACGTCCTTGAGCCGCAGGTTCTTGAGGATCTGCGCTTCTTCCACGCCCCATCTGACAAGCACGTCGGTGTCGTTCAATTGCTTTGCCGTGCGTATGACAGAGGTTATGCGCCCCGGTTCCCGCACCTTGATCAGCAACGCTTTGTTCTCGATGATCTGCATTAGGCAGGTTTCCGATCCTTTTGTCGTTTGTATGCGCGGTTGGCGTGAATGCTGGTCACTCGCAGGTTGGCCTTACTCGTGGAGCCGCCTTTGCTCAGTGGCTGCTTGTGATCAACATCTTTACCGTCGCCTTTACGTACGCGGCCAGCCCGCATCATCTCGGCACGTGCTGCGTTTCGCTTGGCGCGGTTCTTTTTCTGTTCAGGTTTTCCTTGGTACGTCTCGTACTCGTGCTTGTAGTTCCTAGCCATGTTCATCTCCCGTTGTGTGTGCAGTCCTTAACAGGACACCATTTCCTACATGTGAAGTTGGGGCGCGGGTTCCAGACGTTCACTTCAAACGCTTTCTCCAACTGCGCCGTTCCGGTCAGCCATCGTTGCCAGTAGATGTGGCTCTGGTCTGTGTCAAAGTCCCCTTTCACGAACTCATTCGATATCACAAACAGCAGCCCACCCTTGACGCGCTTAATCTGTGGGAAGTGTTTGAACACCGCCAGCGACAGGATCTCCAACTGCTTGGTATCGGCATGTTTGGCAGACTTGCCAGTCTTGTAGTCAACGATCTTCGCGGAGTCCCCGTTCAAGATGATCAGGTCAGCCACGCCCCGCCACCAGACCCCCCGATCAAAGAAGCCGCACGGCTCCAGATTCTTGGTCAGCCCCATGCGGTACTCGCATAACTTCTCGCCCTCGTACTCCTTCAACTTCTCTAGGATTGGTACAAGAAAGGCAAATTTTTCCGGCACCGCAGTGCCGTCTTTGATGTAGTTTTCAGCAGCCTTGTGAACGTCTAGCCCGTATACAAGATGGTCACTGAGCGGCTCCTTGATGTCCTTCTTGACTTTCAGCCGGTAGTACTTGTGAGGGCATTGTTGGAACAAGTCCAAGGACGAATAAGACCAACTGTAAGAAGTCATTGACAGTCACCGTAACTCTTGCCCATACCTGACTCGCAGTTCAACGGCAGTGCGGAAGCCCACGCAGGACGCCACCTCATGCACTCCTCAACATACCGTTGCGCTTCTTCAGCCTCGGCTTCTGGTGCGATACAAGCAATAGCGTCATGCACGGTCAACACAACCCGGTAGCGTTTAGAAATCTTCAACATTTGCTCAGCGATCACGCATCTTGCCACGGCCTGACAAAGATTTTCAACTACCTTCCCACCATAGATCTTAACCGCGCCTTTGCGAGTGACGTACTCGTACTGGGTCTTATCACCGTCATCTACTTTGCGCAGCCCTTCATACCGCTGCCACAACCCGCTCGGTAGCAAAAAGCCGCTCTCGCGTGGGTCAAACTGCACCGCATCGACCACACCAAACTCGCAAGCCTTCTTGATCAGGATGGCTTCCAAGCAGCGTTGCCCTTGCCGCCAAAGTGCGGGGATGTTCGGGTAGGTCTCACGATAGACGGTAATGATCTTCTGGCACTCATCGAGATCAACATCTACGTTAAACGCCTTCAACTGCGTCTGGAACTTGATGGCCCCCATGCCGTACCCGGCACCAAGGATGGTCGTTTTTCCGACAAATCTTTGGGTCTTGTTTACTTCGTCAATCGGCACGTTGTAAATAGCCGACGCCATGATCTTGTATACGTCCTCACCCTTGTCGAACGCATTAACCAAGTCCTGCTGCCCTGCAATCCACGCCACGGTACGGGCTTCAATCTGCGAGGAGTCGCAGTCGATCATGACATACCCCTCGGGGGCCACAATCGCATGCTTCAGTTTGCTTTCTCGCGGCAGGTTCTGAAGGTTGATCTTGTCGTCCCCGCCCCATCTGCCGGTGTGAGCGGCGTAGTATCTAATCGGTACCGGCAGGTTGCCCCGCAAAGCGATATCCATAAACCTCTGAGTGCGGGTCTCCTCCAAGGTGGTCTTAGTGCCAAGCCTAGCACCGACGAGGGTTTGGACTCGCGGGTCAGGATGGGTCAGTAGTTCCTTGAACTCCTCGTCTGTCTTGGCAAACGCCCATGTTTCTTTCTGTGTGCGTGGGCTTATCTTCTTCGGTGGGTCTACCCCAAGCCTAGTTAGCAAATCTGCGAACTTGTCGTTGCTCATCAACGAGTCACGGTCGGCTTCAGCCGCTGCAAGAAGTTTGGCCTTTTTCTCCTTTACTGTTTCAAGGTGGGCTTCCAATAACGGCAGGTTCAGTTCAAGCACCGGCTCGACAAACATGCGTAGGGTCAGGTCGATGACCTTCAGTTCTTTCTGAGGGAATCCGTTAACCAACTTGGTAAATAAATCATAAGTAAGACGAACATCATTGCGGCAATAAGCACCATACCGATCAAGATCTTCTCCAGAAAAATCCACACGGCGTTTACCAAGCGCGTTAATGACTTCATCGCCTTTTGCTCCCAACTTATACCGCTCGGCTAGAGCCTTGAGGCTCCCCCCTGCTTCCACCCCGTGTATCGCTCGCGCCATGCAGAGCGTATCTAGCCATCCTTTCGGTTTGATGCCGAAGAGCCAAGACAAGATAGGCCCGTCAAACTGCGTGTTGTGCGCGAGCACAAATGAGTTGCCCCAATCAAATTGATTCAACCACGCAGCTGTTTCTTTCTGTGTGCCACTGAACCACTCGGGAGGATCATCATCCACTTGAACCGCTACGCCTATAACCTCAAAGCGGTCGTCACGGATGTATTCCTCCGTGGTTAATTTCGACAACGAGAACGCCTTGTCATAGTACGTCTCAAAGTCTACTGTAAGTAACTTCATTTCTTCGCCGTCTTCTTGTGCTTCCAACCTGAAGGGGTCTCGGTGTACCCTGCAACAAGCAACGATTCCACGCTCCTGCAGTCACCGAATTTGTACTTGTGCGACCTGAACGACTCAGGGTTGGCGAATGTTCTTTTGCACTCGGCGCACGTACGGACTTTTTTTACGATTGCCATTTTTCAGTTTCTCCAGTTCTGCTCGTAAGTATTTGATCTCATCGTGGCACGCCCACAACACTCCACCTACTGTTAAAAACTTCATCTCCGTAGTGGTAGAAGCGTCGTTTATCTCATGCGGCAATTCACGGATCAAGTCTAGGATGTCATCTTCGATTTCCACTTTCGTTTTTTCCTACGTTGTTTATGTTCTTGCCAGTGCAGTATGCGGTGGCAGTTCGAGCAAAGGGGGATGCACTTCTCTTCGGCTTCGCGGATTGCCGCTTTTAAGTTGTTTCTCTGAGTGGCAAGTTTGTTGACTGATTTCTTGCCTTCTTTGATGATGTGATGGAAGTCGATGACGGCGGGGTGCTGAAACCCGCAATGACTGCATTTCTGAGCAGCCTTGTATTCGTTCCACAGTTTCCGAACGCTGTCTTTGCGTTTTAGATTCTTGGCAACTTGTTGTTTTTGGTTCCGTTGATACCAACGCTGCGAATAGATCTTTTGCATCTCGCGGCGTAGTACTGGGTCTTTGATCGGCACCTACAACTTCTTCCTCCAGTACAATGCTCGGGCAAACGAGTACTGCACCTCGGGAACATAAAGTCTGAAGCCACACGAGATCAGATTGTTGGCGCTTGGGATGTTGTCTGTCGTGTCCGATACGGCCCACTTGTAGCCGTGCCGCCTTGCCCAAGCCACGCGCAGACGAATCATCTGACGTTGTATCCCGCGACCCCGATACGCAGGAAGAACCCCACACCTGCCTAGGTACACCCCGTCTGCCAACTGCTTGGACGGACTGACGCACCCGAAGCCCACAGGTGTCGTTCGATGATACGCCATCCACCACACGCCGTCTTGCGGGAAGTAGAGTTTGTCGTTCGGCAAGCAAGCCTTCTGAAGCAGGGTCAAACGTCGCTTGACGCCCCGCTCCTCCAGATCTATTTGCTGGTACGTAACCCCCATGATCGGGGATTATAAGAAACCAAAAAGGCGGTGTTATTGTTTCAATCATGGGCCAATCTTAGGCTTACGTAGGCTTTCTAGTTCAGTTTTTAACGTAACAATCTCTTGAGTCAGGATCTCGGCTTCCTTGAACATCCCACGCAGCCGCATCTGGGACAACGCCCAACCTACTTTCTGCTCCTGCTGAAACTTCCAAGGCATGCGCTCGATCTCGCGCTCCCATGCCCCCGGCTCGGATTCGTTATCGACTGGCATACTCTTTCCTCACTTGGTCGCGCACCAACACCAACAACTTACAGATAACGTGTGTCTGCGACTTGGTTTTGCCGTTGCGTCCTAGCGAGTCGTATTCCATGGCGTACATCTCCACGATGTCCCATCGCAGCAGTTCCAGTTGCCCCTCGTCATCAATCTTGGCCCACGGTGTTTCGGGTGTAGCGATTACCTTGGCGTGTTCCTGCGGCACGATGAGATACGCCTCATCGTCTTCCAGAATTTCTTTGTTGATCTCACTCATGTACCACCTCTTTGGCTACGTTCATCCATTCTTTACCGTACTCAACGTCTACCCAATCCTTGAACCATGGCCCACCTCGGGTGAAGTGGACGGCTTGCGGGTTTGGGCAGTCGTCCTTTGTATGCCATCCCTCCAAGTAGTTATAGGCGATGGGCAGATCCCCGATACATGCGTCCCACAGGAATCTGAGTTGATGCAGATACATGCCTGATTCGCGGTTCACGACCTCGGGGGTCAACGCCTTGATATGCAGGTGCTCACAATTCCACAGGATCATGCTGCTCCAGTTCTTGCGTGGGTACTGATGCTGCACTTTGCCGTCCATCTTGGTGGACTCCTTCGGTTTGTAGTCATGCTTGACCACAACCACGCCGTAGTACGGGTTCATGTAGTCCTCAAGCGCAGCGATGTCACCTCGCCACATGAAGTCACAGTCCATGAACACCGCCCAACCTTTGTATCCTGCAAGGTATGGAACCAAGAAGCGGGTGAAAGAGAACTCCGTAGACGAGAGCGGGTCATGCTCACGCCAGTACAAGTTACGGTCGCGCATCTCCTGCTGCTTGATCGGAGTAATCTCCAACGGCACAGACGTATGCTTCTCCAGAGATCTTTTGCAGACTTGATACGCGATGTCCTCGCGGCTATCCCAACCGATAAAGATTTTCATCACATCCTCTCAAACAGTTGTTTCCGACTCGGCCCCTTGAAGTGCAGGATCTTGGCAGCATCCGTCTTGTGCTCGGGCAGACACCCGTAGATGGATTCATCAAACTCTGCAACGCCATACTTCTCTGCATAGATGCGCATTGCTTCCTGATCGCCGTACCACCCACGGTACTTCGGATGCAGTGAGTCGTATATCTTCAAGATATCCTGCCAAATCTTCACGTCTCGGACTGCCACGGCACAGGCAACGTACGGATACACCTGATCCATCGTCTTACCATCATGCTCTTCAAATACTAGACCGCGCATATTGATGTTGAACCCATCATCACGGTTGAACGTCCTTCGGCAAAACGCCACCTCGGTGCCGCTCAACATGCTCTCAACGTCGATCTTGCCCTGTACAAGCATGTCGTTGTCGATGAACAACGCAGGGCCGTCCAACTTCAACTGTGCGTATGCTCTGATCCGTGCATACAGAAACTCTTTCGGGTCTACTTCAATCTCAAACCGCTGCGTGATCCCCATCACATCTGGCGTGGAGTGATCCGTACACATGATGATTTTAGCGTCGGGGTTGTGCCGCAAGATGGACTTCACCACACGTTGTGGGTAAGAAATATCCTGCCCCACGTGGAAGAACACAAAGGTCTGACAGTCTCGCTGCCGCTGCCCCAACATAATCTCCAGTTCTTCCTTGACCTGTCCCAACTGCAAATCCCACGGCGCGTTCATGTTCTCACGTTGGAAGATCTTGACACCGGAATACCAAAGGCTCTGATTGCCCTCGCGGTTATTCCAATACCAAAGTTTGTTGGCATCGAGGAGCAGCACGTCCTTGCCCATAGCCCCCGCCAGATGCACGTTGGCGCATGAGGGCGAGATGATGACGTTGCAAATCTCCATGAGCGCAGCCACGTTCTCCAAATCCAAGAACGTATCAATATGTGTGGTGATGATGCTTGGGTGGAAGTCACGCCCCTCTTCCTGCGCGTCACCGTATTGCAGGTTCAAGAACTTCACGCCGGGGGTGTCGAGGATCGGACGCAGGGCTTCAAGCGGAATGGACTTGTGCTGCCCAATCACCGGAGCCGTGCTTCGCCATGTCAGCCCAACTACGAACTCACCCTCGCGCAGTCCATACTCATCACGCAACATCTTCACCCGCTCGGGGTCGGCCTTGATGTAGCCAGATGCTACGTTCGGCACAATGTCTTTGACCTCACGGATAAAGTACTTGCCCAATGACGCTATGGGAATGTGCGAATCATGCTCACTCATTTTGATCCGCGAGTTGTGAGATACAAACGTGACGTTCTTGGCTTTGCACCCACGCTGAAAGAGATTCGCCACACGCAGGTCGATCATGACCGTCACGTGTTCCACTTCCCTTGCCAACGCTTCAATGAGCGACCCGTACAGAATCTGATCACCGATGCCTTGCTCGCACCAGACCAAAGGCTTCTTCAGATTTTTATATCTTTCCCACTGCGGGTGCTTAGTGTGTAGTTTGGGAGACTTGAACGCCTTGCTCCCCCATCGCCGCTCGTAGCCCTTCCACCCATTCAGAAAGTCGCCCATCTGAAGAGCAAGCAGACCCACCGTCCACCCCGCATCGTCGTTATGAGGCTCAAGCCGCGCCGCAATGTCAAAGTGTTGTCGTGCGGCCTCCCAACGATGCATCTCCCAGTGACACCGGCCCATCTGCAACTGTACCGCCGTCATTATGGGTAGCGCGACGTGGACGTTGTTGAGAATACCAATGGCTTCGTCGTACTTGCCTTCCTCGGCCTTGGCAAACCCCGTCTTGTAAACGTGTTGTGCGAATTCGGGTAAAGTCTGCTGCTTATTTTTGCTCACCAGTACTCCCTCCCCGTTCCTCGTTTCGCTGCCCACTGCGGGGGTGGTACATGCGCCCATGCTTGGTATCTCTCCCATCTCCACCGCCGCCATACATCATGCATCCACCTGATCATGTGGCCTCCTGCGGAACGAACTGCAACAACGGCAACGGGAACGAGACCGCCGTCCGATGATCCTCACGCGGGTAGATCAGCACCCGCCTTGCGTTCTCAAGGATCAGGGCGTTGGTCACACCCTTCTCGACTCCTTCAAAGTCGTCCAAGACAAAGATGGTCTGATCAGTGACGATCTTGCCAAGCGGCTCAAAGTCCTGTTGAGACAACCGCCCATCCAGATACATCAGGTCAACCTTGACGTTCTTCTCAGCCATGTCTGCAAACATTTCGTGGGATGCTCGCATGGGGTATTGGAAGATATTCGGCACATTTAGATCGACTGCATTTGAATGATCACAGGTATAGATATCTACCAACCTCTCCATAGCCAAGTTCATGGTCATGGCAGACACACCAATAAACGTACCTACCTCGGCAATGACGTTGGGCTGAAAGAACTTGGTGATCTTGTACAAGTCCAAGGCATCGTCGTACGGCACTGAGCCTGTGTTGTAACTCGCCTGACTACGCAACTCTTGTTGCTGCTCCACGATCCGCTCGATCTTCTCGTACGGGTACTCACTCACCTTCTCGTCGATGATGTTCCAAAAAATACCGCTAAATCGCTTGCGGCCTATTTGTACTGGGTTCATGCTTGCTTCCTCGCTTCGATCTCACGTTGCAAGTAAAACGCAGCCTTTTCCAGATCCTGCACAGGATCAGAGTTGATCTTCTTACCGGCACGACTGACGTACTTCACCACGTTGCCCAATCTGTAGTTGAGATCTTTGGCCTCGATGAAGTCGAGCGTTTCCACACCACCATCCGTGTAGTGCGGCGGGTTGTTCACCACATCTATGCCTTTGATCAGTTTGAGCGCAGCATCTTTGTATTGTGGTTGGATGATTAACTTTGTCGGCTTCGACTTGATCGCCTCAACTTCGCGGTTTGCTTGGAACACGGCCTGAATCAACTTCGACCGTGGGCTTTTGAACGTAGCCTTCAGCGGCTTTTTCTTCTTCGCCTTCTTCGCATGCCAAGCAACTTGGTACACGAGATTCGGCTTCACCTTCAACTTCTCTGCGATCTCCTTCGGCTTGACCTTTAGGTTCAGTAGCCTACGGATCTTTGCACTCTTAGTCATAGCACTCTCCTTTATTGATTAGTCACACTTCATTCAATCGGTCTAGGAATTTACCCAATGCAGGGCCATCTTGCAATACTTTGACCCGCTGATTCTCTTCTTTTATTTCTTTCTTCAAAATCCCATTCTTCACCATGCGTTTGACTCGCGCATGGATGGTTCCAAAACACGCAAACTCCGCGCCAGAAGAGAATTGCATGATAGTTGCCGCCCCCTCATCCCTGCGCTTCTTCGCTATCGCAAAGAGAATGGCAACGTCAGTCCCATCCAGACCGAACTCCTGTGCCACGCTCAACGCTTCATTGAACTTTTCTAATTTCATGCTTCCTCCTGACAACCGAATAGTAGTAACGGGGGCCAACCTTGTACCGCATGTACAACCGCCCGTCGTTGTATAACTTGTCTATGTATCGCAGTGCCTGTCTCGGGGTCATCCTGTAGCGTCGGGCAATCTCTCTTGTGCTGATGGCAAACACGCTCTCGGCGTAACGCATAATGCGCTTGAGTTTACCTTCACTTGTTTTTGCTCGGGACTTCTTCATCGGTAAAGTCAAATACAGAAGGATCCAACCTGCCGTTTACTACGTTATCCAAAGTTAGTATGAACACCCCAATGGATGAATCATCCACGACGAACGCATACCCACCTGACTTGGCAATCTCCTCTAAATTCTTTTTCTGTAGCGCAGTTGGCTTGTTACCGTTGGCTTTGCACTCCACGCACACGAACTTGCCGTCGATACACGCCACGATATCAGGCACCCCCGACTTGCCGTAGCCGCCGGTTGCTGGCATGAACTTGTATGTCAATGGGTACTTATCGAGTATCTTTTTTACTCGGGTCTTTACCCTGCTTTCCGGTGTTGCCACTGATGCGCTCCAGTATGTCGTTGTACTCGTCTTTGTCTAACGCAACCACCATGTGCCTATCGCCAATCCACGAACCAAAGAAGTGATCTTTGAAGTCGCCCCGCATCAAGCGGAGCATGGCTAATTTCTCTGCCACAGACTTTTGTAAACAGTGTTTATAAATGCTGAACTTCGTCGATCTCTGCTTGCGTCGGTCGATTAGCGTGTAGTGCGGGTAGATATCTCCGTTGCGTTTTAGACTGACACTCAATAGCCATTGGCTGCTTACCATCTTACTAGTCTACTGTATGCTTACGTCAATAGCAATCATTCGTAAATCCAGAAGTTATTGTAGGATAGCCTCACGCCAATGTTGTCTAAATAAGTACCGTCATCCACCAACTTCAGCATGGAAAACTTTTCCTTGATGTTGCCCGGAACGTACTCGGTGGACGGGAATACATCTTTGTTGTGTACTGTGTAGTCGGATATCTGTCCCGCCCTCATGTGCGTAACCCACACTTCGCCATCAGGATTGACGCACATGTTGATCTTTGGTGTTTCACACTTCTGGCGCCGCTCATGCTCAAGCACCTGCAAACGGAACTCTTGGGTTGCGTAATTAGCCAACCTCCCCGTCGAGTACAGCGCAGCCCCACCAAGGTAGTTCACCAAGTCTTTCAAGACATCTAGCGTATTGATATGCATGTACGCATCCCGCCACACGGACTGGTATGCATCGGCCCACTGTGCAAACGCCTTACGCATGTCGCCAAGTGTGATGTTAGCAACCTCGGCATGGTTGAATGGCTGCGTGTATTCCCGCAACCACTTACGCATCTTGGCTAGGTCGTTCGTCGTGCGGGTAGTGTAGTCGGGGTTATGCTTGTTAAACTTGTTATTGGCTATGCGTTCACTGTCGATCGTAACTTTGCCATCCGTCGAGTCTACGAACAGTTTCGCCAACATCTGAGCACGAAACCTCGTGTCTCGAAACATCAGTCTGTCGTAGTCAAGTGATACTACCTCGACCGGATACCGACTGACATGCGCGGGGGCAAGTCCATCTAGCAATCCTTGCAGGGTAGGGTGTCGGGGGTTTTTCCCGTATACGTCACCGATAAGCATCTCTAGTTCTCCTGTTTTTAGATTAATTACCCGTCATCACAACCCTACCGGGGCGCGTTCTTCAAAGTCCACCCAACCTTTCAGCACAGATGAGATTGAATACGTACCGCGATACTTCTTACCCACCCATGCGGAGAGTCTCTTATCTCCTATGTGTGCGATTTTATCTTTTGCTTCTTTCGCTGCGTGTTCCCACGCCTCCTCGCTAGGTTTGTTACCCTTCACCTCACTCTTTACCAAACTTATTGAATTGTTCTGATGGTCGTAGACCACGAATGTAACTTTCATCTCACACCTCCAAAACTACTTCGGCATCTTCGGGGGCAATGTCCTCGCGGTACTTGCGAATCAATTTATCATCTGACCAATCAATGAAGCCACCCTTTGCAAAGAACTCCACCGCTCCATCTAATTCTTCTCTGCATACGCCTCCGTAAATCCACTCCAACTCATGACGCGTCAACGCTGCGATCATGTCGCTTCTTGTTACCTTTACCGTTGTCATCTCACACCTCCTTAAAACATGCCCAAGATTTCATCGACACGTGCCTTGACATCCTTGCGGGTGTCCTCGCTCTTACGTAGTTCCTTGGCGTCGATACCGACCAACGCACGTTCCAACTTCTGTCGCGCATCTTCCAACTTCGGGTCGTTGGTCACGTTCAACTTGGTCAGGGTAGCGCACAGTTCTACGGCGTTATTCACCAACGAGTCTCTGAATATCTGTTTATCGGTACCCGATAACTTCTCAGAGATGCGGCTCAGGCATTCGTGCAACCGATCCCACGCATCTTTCATGGCATGTGTCACACGCTCGTCGGAGATCTTCTGCAACTCCTCGCGGTACTCGTTCGGAATATCCACGCGGAAGTCACCAGCGTCCGGCACCGGACTGAACACAACCCTAAACTTGTTCTTGGTTCTGATCTGCTCGACACTCGGGTAATCATCCGGATTGAACAAGTCGCCCAACGTGAACGCAGATGCCGTCACGAGGTTGTCGTACTGTGCGTAGAAGTTCTCCGCTGCGTCGTCGAACTGGCGATTGAACTCCCCCATCATGGCCTTGTACTCAAAGAAGTTAGCCATCGGCAGCAGTCGTTGTCCGTTGTCAGCCCAAGGTAGCGTGTTGTCGTAGTGCCACTGACGGATACTGCTCACTACTTTGTGCAGCCCATCCAACGCCTCGGTTCCTGCCAGTAACTTCTTGTGGTAGTTACCCGCACGTGCCTTGGTGTTGTTACTCGCATCCACCTGCTCGGACACACGCTTGTCCATCTTGCGACCCGTCCACACGCTGATGTGAAGGTCAGTTAATACAGCACTGTTCTGAATCATGATTGCACTCCTGTTAGTAGTTTTCTGAACACTTCAGCCTCGTGCCACGTTAGTGGCTCCTCATTAATTGTTCTCTCGTCATCCCTCAAATCGTACTTGACGTATATGCTTGTTCTAACCGTATACCGCTTGTCTGACGACTCAATCACATACCAAATCTTCTCGTGCTTCCACTTGACATATCCTCGGCTCATTGCACCGTCACCGACTTGCCGACATCTGCCGTGATGTTTGGAGTAGTGATGGCCCACAACACAGGCACCGACCAACCCTCGCCCCACCGATGCACGTAACCGTCAGTAAGTATTACCGCGCACTCAGCCGTAATACTTTTAGCCTTGATGTAATCGGGTATGCACTGCGGGTCAGTGCCGCCACCACCCATGGGTTTAGTGGATTGCAAGAGTGAGTCCAACTGGTCACGCTCGTATGGCTCATGCCGACACACTTGTGTGTCCCAATACAGTATGTCTATGCCGTCGGGCTTGACTGTCTCGCAGATAGACCGCAACTCACCCAAGAACTGACCGATCTCGTTCGCTCCGATAGACCCAGACATGTCGATGCCCACCACGATGCGCCCGATGGTCTCGCTGATACTTGATGGCATGTAAACGTCTTGTGCGATCCACCTACGGGCTGGTCTACGCCATGTACTCTCGTCACGATCCGCGCAATGTGAAGTCACAAAGTCACGCAACGCTTCACGCCAGTCCACTCTCGGTGTCAGTGCATCGGTGATCTCACGTGGCACATTGCCGCTCATTTTCCCTGCCAGTATTGCGCCTTGTCGTAGTGCTTGGTCGATCTCGTTACCCAGTGCTTCACGCTCGGACTGCGACATCTCCTCGGCACCCGTCCAGTCATGCTCGTCGAACCCACCACCCGACTCACCGTCGCCTTGGTCTCCCCCGCCACCTCCGCTCTTGTTCTCCAACAACTTGAACACCGTCGCTGCATCCATGCCTCGGTACTTCTCGTCGAGCAACCCACCCTCGGGCAACTTGACGAACTTACCCTCGGGGTCGGAGTCATGGATCATGAGATTGATCACGTAGTCACAGGCCATGTTCGCCCGTCGTGCGTCCTGCTCGTACAGATGTTTCCAAATGGTCAGATGCCTGAACGATTTGTGCTTGGCCTCATGCAGCACCAACCCACGCAACTCTGGCTCGGTGAGTTTGTCCACGAACTTGCGCCCGTATAAAACATCTCGTCCGTTAGTGCATGCTGTCGGAATGTCGTCACGCACCTCGACCTTACCGATCATAAATATCCCAGAGAACAGGCAATATTTTGGATCGTTCATCAACGCTACGTGCGCTCGTTGTACGCGCTGCTCGGCTGTTAGTTTGTTCACGTTGCACTCTCCTCTTTTGTAAACATTGTTTAGAAAAGCCACTCGTTAGCCAACGCCCAGTCCTTGAAGTCTTTGTTCATCACACAGAACGATTGCTTGGGGGACTTCATCACCGACTTGGCGAACAGGGCTTGCCACTCCTTGTCCATGCGACTGACGTACGCCATCCACTTACTGAGTGTGTCTCGCTCGACACGTGTAAGTGCGCCATACACACAGATGCACTTGGCTACTGCATCGTCGGGGAGTTTCGCCGTGTCAGGCGAGTGGATGATGGCCTCCCACGTTGGCAACTTGTCTGCGACTGTGAAGAACGCTTGCATGTCTCGGGCTGCGCTCTCACCGATCACACCGGCTAGTGCTGCGATGGTCACGTTATTACCCAGAGTCGATCTGTGTTGTGCGATGTAACACGCTTTCTCCAAAGATCTTGGAGTCACACACGCACCCTGCCCTGCCTTGGTCGGTTGGTTGATATACGGATTGTCACGTTGTGACGGGTCATCGAACGATGACATGCAATGCGGGAACTGCTTGACCCATGCGATGACCTCGGGCAACAGACCCTTCGGGATAGCGTAGTTCTCGATCCACTCGTCGGCACTTGGCTTCCTGATGCGTACCATGCAGACACGATTGCGAGCATGCCTCTCCAACAAGTCTCCGACACCCTCGCCCATCAAGTTAGTGGTGCCGAACACGATGCTACCTTTGGGCAGGTAGTGATCACCGATGCGCCCCTCGTTCATCAGAGTGAGCAAGACATTCTTCACCGACTTCATAGCCTTGCCGATCTCATCGAGCATGATGATGACTGGCTTACCCATGTGGAACTTGAACCGCGCATTCGGCGCGAACCTAGTCACCTTCATACCGTTCTCCTCGACCGTGAACGGCAGGGCAAAGTCACCTAGGTCTAGCAACGTACAGTCGATGTACGCAGGGAGATGTGTCGGTAACATCTCGGCAATCTTGTAGAGCATGGCTGACTTGCCAATGCCCATCTCACCCTCGCCAATGAAGCAGACCTTGTTACCTGCCGTGGCGACACTCAATGCAAACTCTTCAAGCGATACGGAACTGGTTAACATAATGCACTCTCCTCTCTTGTAAACAGTTGTTTATAGGTCTCTCGTCGGTGGGCTAACTCACTTAGCCCCATTTGTTATATGATACCAAACTATTACAACAATGTCAAGTATATCCGACATGGTTGGTTGGCATCTTGCTGCTTGGATCCACCCACTCGTGGTCGTAGATCTCCGGTGATCCCGCATCGTGCATCTTGTACAAAGTTCTCTGTACTGATGCGATTCCGTATGCATACACCCCGCGCTGCCAGTCCTGCCATGTCGCTTGGGTTGCACGTAGCAAGGCGTAGAACGCCGTCAGCATCTGCTCGTCGGTGTGGGCTTTTAATATGTCGTGCGGGCGCAGGTCATCTCGTCTCCCGTAGATATCTTCCCGTCGCACCTCGCCGTCGCTCAGTTTGAGTATGGCTTTGCAGTAGTCGAGCAGGGGTTTCACGCGCTTGCGGGACTCGTTCGCCCGTTTCCGGTTGACGGTACGCACTTGTATCTTTGTGGGATCTAGCACGTATCTTTGCCGTGTCTCGTCCCATGTGAATGTGATCTCGCCCTTGGCAGGGATGGGAATCCATAGCCATTGTTCTGTCGGGTGGTCGTGCGTCGGCGGATTAGCCCACGCCCAAGTCTTATCAATCCCAACCCAGAGTGCGTTGTATCTCTTGCCACAAGCAACGGGTGCATAGTCGTTGATGAACTTACCCGTACCGACTGTCGTCCATCCACCTGAGCGGAGTATTAGTTTTTCCTCCGTGAATTCGACGCAGTTAGTCCCATGCATCTGGTAGGCGTAGCCATGCTCGGTCTTGACTACACGTTCCCAATCTCGTCGGCGCTTACCCGCAGGTCGGACATCATCGCTGCGTCCTCGAATGGGTTTGGTGGTGTCGTATTGCTCTTTGATTTGTTGGTACGTACAAGTCGCGGACATGTTGCTCTCCTAGAACAGGTCAAGTTGTTGGTTGTTTGGCAGTAGGGATGTGATGCTCGGGCGATCCCAAGGTCGCTGCTCCCCAAAGTACGCATAGCCATCGGTCAGGATGTCTCGGATGCCTTGCAGGGCTTCCTCGGGTTGGGCAGAGGCTAGGGCTTTGAGTCTTTCAATCAGGAAGTCGTTAGCCATCCGTTCCTGCGTATAAAGTTCTTGCAGGATGTCGAACTCGTCTGGCTCAGGCAGTCCTGACTCGTTCTCCAGTTCGTCGTCTTGGTTTATGTAGTTCATGGTGTTCTCCTGTTTCGTAAACAGTTGTTTATGTGTTGGCTCGTTTATTCAGATGCTTCACCAAGTCCCGCGCAGCCTCCGGACTGACTGCCATGTAGCAGGATTTATGTAGAGGAATGATGGTGTGCCTTCGCCGCTTCGCGGCTTTCTCGCCGCATGGCATACACGTGGTGTAGCCGATCTCGTAGCGGTGCCGGTTTAGTGGGGCTTGGCAGCGGTCGCATTGGTAGTCGTTTGTCATGTTGCACTCCGTGGGTTGTATAAACATGTGTTTACATGTTGGGATTTGGTGAATTAGTGGGCGTTTTGGGCTGCTTGTTTCACTTGTAATGCATTGTTTTGGAGTAGGATTTTCGTGCAGACGCCTTTTGAATCAATGTGTTAGGACGTTAAATTTCCGTTTGTTGCATTGTTTCACGTTTTTCACGGTCTTACCGAACTTGCAGGAAGGCGCAGCCGGTCGCAGTTCCCTGAGCGAAAAAAGTAAAATTTCCTTAGGGGGTATTATTTTATGAAACATTGAAACAATATATAAAAAAGGATATGTATTCCTAATAAAATCAATGACTTAGGCTTGTATCTTCATGCTGCTACAAAACGAAACAAATGAAACAAAGCATGACCACTCTGCGGATGCTGAGCCTCTGCGATGATAGTTGCGATAAAAAAAGAGCAAAAACACGCTTGACTCGCGCAAAAAAAAGCGCTAGGCTGCCCTTGCAGCCTAGCGGTACGGAGCGGGTCGGATTACTTGTTGACCACGGCGAGGGTTGCTTCGAGGGCGCGGATTGTCGCACCAATATCGAACGACGCGGACTCGGTTTTCTGGCAGGCCTTCACGAGCGCGGCGAGTTCCTCGTTCAAACGTGTTTTAAGATCACGCGCCTGAGTCGGCCCCTTGTCGGTATCGCTCGGGAATGCGTACTCAACCACGCGACCAAAGTAGACCGAACCCTTACCGCGAACCGTTTTCTTGGCGTCGTTCAACTGCGACCACGCGGCCTGTTGTTCGCTGCTGGCAGCGTTCCAATCTTTCGTGCCTTTGCGCGGTAACTCGGCGCGGATCACTCGGAGCGAATCATCGCCCATCGCGGGATATATAACCTCGTCAAGGAACTCGGCGCGGATTGCTTCGACGGCCTCACGTGTCTCATATTCACCACGGACAACCGAACCAACCTCGGCCCATTTTTTAGCGACTGTACCCTCAGCGCGGATCGCGTCGGTTACGGCCTTTTTGATGTTTGACTGAATCATTTTTTGCACTCCTAGTTGTAAACAGTTGTTTATGTGTGGGTCATCACTCACTCGACGCCTATAGTATCTCAAATTATTGTAGGAATGTCAAGTATAAACACGTGTTTACAAAATGGGCGCAGCCCGACCCCACCGTACCCGTACCAGCCCAAATGTATTTAGGAGTCCCGCGCATCTTCTGTACTCTATGATCTGCGCAGCCAATCACCATTTTTTGGCACAAGACCCCCCACCCCATGTTTATAGGAACACCCCCCGTCATTCATTTGGGCCCCCTGCCCACCACACGGATACTTCTATTTTTAGAAATGTTCTGTATACTCCGCGCAACGACACCATAGGCACCAATATGCCGGTTGTTGCAACGCCAGAACTGGGGATTCCGTTCCCTTTTGATACATCACCGGAAGAACTAGAAGACTTCCGTGCAAAAGCCGAGGCTCTACTCAACACAGTTGAGGAGTTGGAGAGGCAGGGGCTTGAGGTCGAAGTCACGGACAGCGACCGGATCGAGTCTCATTTGGCGGTAAATAGCGGCGAGTTACCTCCCGCAAAAACAACAACCCCCGGTGCAATTAAGCACATTAATTCGATCCTGTCTGAATACGACCGGGAAGTTCTGGACGTACATCGTCGCCTGCGTAATTACGTCACCAACAAGTTGATACTTGAGGCTGAAGACCCGGATGCCCGCACCCGTTTGAAGGCACTAGAACTGCTTGGCAAGGTGTCGGGAGTTGGGCTTTTCTCCGAGCGTGTAGATGTCACCGTCACACAACGTACGGTTAAGGATATCGAGACGGAACTGCG